AACCGAGTTCCTAGAGCCAGGGTAGTCACAGGTCATCAGGACTGGATCACGCCATTCGTGGCCCACACCACACCGCTCGAAAGCTGGAAGCTGTTGATCGGGGCTTGAATCGTCACACCTGCCGGAATCGTCACGGTCGAGAAGGTTCCCACGATGTTCGACCCGCTGATGCTGGAGATCACGGTCGGAGCCAGGAACGTCAGCGCAACGAACGGACCGGTGTAGCTGGCCGTGTCCTGCACGAGTCGGCCACCGGCAACTCCCATCGAATACTGAATGGCTTGGTTTGATACGTCGCTCATATGTCCCAAATCTTGCGAATCTGATTCTTGGTGAAAGTGCTCTCGAAGCGCGAGCCCTGCCGATCCTCCAACCGGCTGAACCCTTTCTTCACATGATCCTTGAGTTCGGCCTCGCGGGCAAAACCGGTGACCCCGAAGCGGGCCACCGGCTGCCTCGTCCAGCGTTCCCCTTTGATCACAATGGAATCGGTTCCCATCGGAGCGATATGCTCGATGCACCGGCCTTTGTTCTCGAAGGTGTAGATCGGCATCTTAGCCCTCCATCTCGCTGTCGTATTCCTCGGCCATCTTCTGCATGCCTTCTTTGTCCATGGGGCCGGCCATCTCTTTCTTGTCCTCCTTGGACTCGTACTCGGCGGGCATGCCGTTGACGCTACGGATCTCGATGTAGGCTTCTCCGTTGTCGAGCTTCTTCAACACACCGCGAACATCATCCAGAACAACCTCATCACCGACCTCGGGCATGGCCTGTTCGCCATCCTCCATGTCGGTGGAGAGAGCCTCGATAGGAATCGAAATCATGGGCGCATTGTTGTCGGCATCTTCGCATCCGCAAGCGGAATGAGAAGGGGCACCACCGATTGCTCGATGATGCCCCTTTGGGCCGACGGCGATCACCATGATGGTGGCCGTCTTGGGTTTCATTACAGGGTGGTCGAGGTCTTCGTGCGATGCACCAGGTACCAGACCGGGTTGCCGGTGGAACCGGTGTTGCCAGCGGCCAAACGCATGGCACCAAAGAAGAGCTTCACGCCAACGGTGACGAGCTGGTTCAGCGGGTCGCTCTTGTCCGGGGTATCGGTGATCACGATCTTCGGGGAGAGCGGATCATCACCGGTCAGATGGGGGATGCCATACGCCTCGTTGCCGAAGAAGAACGAAGCGATGATGTCCTTGCTGACGGCCAGACCACCGCCAGCGGCAGTCGCCTGATAGACGAACTCGTCGCTCGCGGTACCGGAGCCGGTGCTGACGAACGAGTTGGTCTGGGTGACGACACGGCAACCGTAAATGGAACCAACCTCGCCCTTGTAGAACGGGGTACCCTTGTTGCCGTAGTTGGAGGCGTTCAACCAGTCGCTGTCGCGCATCAGGTCGCGGGCCACGCGAGGGTCGGTGGCGAGGACGTAGCCGCCGTTGATCAGCGGGGCGCGGTTGCGCTTCAGCCGGGTCATCGAGTCGAGGACGGCGGACGCCGTCATCGTGGTGTTCGCAGCGGTCGTGTCGCTGTTCAGCGCAGAGAAGGTCTGCGTGGTCAGCGTGGCCGGGTTGCCGTACACCTTGATGCCACCGGAGCCGGCAGCGGTGTTACAGGCGTCCGAGTTGTCGAACGTACCACCGCCCTCGGCGGCGGAACCAATGGAGGAACCGCTCGCGGTGAGGTTGGAACCGATCAGCGTGTTGCGGATCACGGAGTCAACCCAGAGGGCCATGTCCAGACCAGAGGTCTTGGTGGCCTGCTGGAGGGAGTTGAACAGATCCGTGGCGCGGAGGATGTCGGTGAGGCCGATGACCTGACCGTACTGCGTGAGGCCCTTTTCAAGTTTGTTCAGGGCCAGAGCGCGGTAGTTCGCAGAAGCGATGGCGGTACCTTCAGTCAGAGACTGGACACCGCTGATGCTCGGCGGCCCGAATCGAAACATAGCCAATTTCTGGCTCGCACCAGCATAACCCTGATTCTTGGGAATCGGGTTTTTCATGGCGAACTGATCGAGGATCGTCTCCTGCTGAACCAGAGTAAGCAGCTCCCTGCTGAAGTACGTCTGGAACTGGTTGGTAAGTGTAGTTGAGGTCGTGACTGGCATATTGTAGTTGTGGTTGTGCCATCAGGCCGCTTCCCGGTCGAACTCTCGTGACGCTCGCATGAGCGCATCCCTCTGCTCCTTGAGGGATAACCGCGAGAAATCCTTCTCCTCGGTCTTGAGTTGTCCTGCCGGAATGCTCTTCCCGATAGCTGTCTTCTGCTGGAGCTTCTCCAACTGTTCCTTGAGAGCCTTGTTCTCGCTCTCAAGCGACTGAGCTTTGCCAGCGGTATCTTGCAGCTTCATCAGTTCAACCGCATGGAC